TTAGTGACACAAGCAGGGGCAATCCAAGTGTATGTGCCGGGTGTTACATAAGCAATATCAACAATAACTCCAGCTTTACTTCCTCCCGTAAATCCAAATCCTTTTGCTGAAGCAGCTCCACCAGTAATAATCGTTGGCATATTTTCCCCTTATGCAAACTGAGTTTGTGATGCTAGAACAGTGTACGTAGCACTAGCAGTTTTTATGATTGTGTAAGTATAAACGTCAACGCCAGAAGCGTTTCCTTTACTTGGGGCTGTACCACCTTGCCACTTGGGAGTGACGTTTGTACCATCAATTTGGAATGTTGATTCGTAATAAGCAGTTGAACCTTGTGTTACCAAGAACGCAATCGTGATTGATTGGCCTGTACCCATCATGCTGTTCAGCGTAGTTGATGAATTGGCACGCACATTCAGTGTCCAGTTGGCTGAAGCGTTGCTGGTGTAGTACAAAACGGACTGAGTGGTCACATCGTAGTTGATGGTTCCTGTTGCCGCTGTAGCAGACACCGTTGCAATTTCAGCAATATTTGGCAAAACCAAAGCAGGGTTTGTTGTGGACACAATTGTCAGCTTACCCGCCGCAGTTGTAGTCCCCACTAACAAGTTACCAGAGGTGTCTAAAATTAATCCAGAATTCCAACTTCCACCGCTAGTTTTTGTATTTAAAATTAAATTGTCACCAGCATTACCTGTTTGTGTTTGCGTTGTGTAAATAGCGGCGCTGTAATATCCACCGCTATTAGCAAAAAATTGTGCGTTAACAGCACCTGATGTTGAATTTGTGTTTTGTAATATTACACCGCCTTGAGAACCTGAAATGGTTGTATTGGAGTTGTTAACATTTACTTGCAGTGGTGCAGTAGGACTATTTGTACCTATACCTAGATAGCCTGCGCTTGTGAGGCGCATTACTTCAGAACTCATGTACCATGTAAATGGCAATTGTGTTCCTGTACCAACAGCACTTGAAGTAAAACGAATATCCGTTGAGCCAATAATCCCAACATCTAATGACGAATAATTAGATGATGTTGGATCAGAAACATTCCACATATTGATTGCAGAAATGGTTCCAGTACCATTTGGGTACAAATAAAATCTTGTATTTCCATTAGTAGTGGAATTTTGAAATCCAAGACGAGTAGATTGTGAGCCACTCATGTTAGAAAGAATTCTTGGAGAACTACCGCCAAGAGTCAAAGCATTACCATCAAACGTCAACGCAGACCCAGTAGCCAAAGCACTTGTACTAGACGCATACACTAGTCCATTTGCTGTGTATGGTGAAGGTACTGTACCTGTAACTGTTGTCCAAGTTGGGACCGCACTAGACCCGCCAGAAGTCAATACTTGACCAGATGTACCGTACGAACCATTTAAAGCCAATGCGCCACTTGTGTTGATGGTCATTGCATCGGTTGTGCCGCTATTGATGACAAAGTGAATTGCATTAACTGTTGTTGTACCCAGCGCCAAATCGCCAGAGGTAGATGTCAAATATACTGCGTTAGCAGCGTTGAATGCACCAGAGCCTGAGAACCCAGATGAGTTCATACCAAAGTCACCGTAATAAGTGGTAGCCGTGGTATTGTTATTGCCTACGATGAAGTCAGCAGAAGCTGTTGCTCCGGAGTTTGAATTCTGGTTAACAATCTGTGAGTATGTATTAACACTGGTTTGGAAAGATGCAAGGATGTTTGTGTCTGTAAAAGTCAAGTTACCAACAACAGTGGACACGCCTTGGAAATCAGAACCATTCCAAATCAAAGTGGCAGAAGCACCGGGAGGAATAGACACACCTGTTGTGGCTGATCCGTTGACGATTGTGTTGTATCCACCAGTGGTCTGGTTGATTACTCGGTAAATGCGGCTGGAACTTGGTGCTGTGATTGTACGAAGAGCGGTTCTTGACCCAGTCAAAATCAAAGTAGGATATTGAGCAACACCGCTAGAAGTTGATGTGGTGGTTGTCGAGCCAAAGCTTGACGCATTACTTCCGTTAGAAACAGACAGTGTTACGTTGCCGTCGTACGAAATGGTATTAGATCCAACGATTGAAACCTCAATGAGCTGAGTTGTTCCATTGTTGATGTCGTCGCCCCAGACGCCACTCTCAGAACCTGTGGTCGGTTGGTTTAAACCCAATAGCGTTGTGTTTGCGTATGTCATAGTGTCCTCATTGAGTGGTGATTAGCGACCAACCCGTGGTTTCTGAATTATTAACATTTTGCCATGAAGAAGCCTGACTGTCATCAATCAAACTCCAGTAAGCAACTCCAATATTTCCAACTGATCCTGTGGCTCCAACACCCACAAGTTGAGCAGTTCTAGCCCCGATTGTCACATTGCCAGCCAAGCCGTTTGCCCCAACTCCAGTCAAAGCAATTGTTACATTAGCGCCAACTGTACCAACTGTACCCGCTGCTGAGACTGATCCAAGGGGAACCGACATGGCCCCCACAAAGCCGTTGGCATTAACACCAGTCAAAGCTACCGTTACATTTGGTCCAACTGTTCCAACATTACCCTGTGCATTGACACTGACCACGGGATCAGCATCTGATTCGATGACTGTGCCCGCAGCGCCTGCAGCACTGACGCCTGTAAGAGCTGTGCTTGGGTTATATGTGACTGAACCAACTGCGCCTGCTGCATTGACGCCCGTTAGTGCAAAAACTTTACTTGCAGAAACACTACCAGCAAAGCCGCTGGCCAGAACACCACTTAGAGCTGCCGCATTTGAGATTGCAACTGAGCCCGCATATCCCGATGCGGCGTCTCCTGTTATGGAGAGAGATACACCAAAAGTAACAGTGCCCGCTGCGCCGCTGGCTCCAACCCCTGTCAACGCAACCGTGACATTGGGGCCAATTGTTCCTACATTACCTTGAGCATTTACACTAATGACCGGATCGGCATCGGATTCAATCACCGTGCCTGCGGCACCAGCAGCGTTAACACCTGTTAAAGCTACCGTGATATTGGGGGAAACTGTGCCTGCGTTTCCAGCAGCATTGTCACCTGTTAGAGCAACGCCACCAAATCCCCAAGTACCAGACCCCCATGTGCCGCTACCCCATCCAAAGGACATGGTTCACCTATTAAGTGGTTGTCAATCTCAAAAGCGCAGAGGTTGTTGTGTTGGTTGGCATGGTCAATGTAAACGTACCAGCCGTGATGGTCTGAGCACCAAAAGTATGAACACTGACTGCGGCATTAGACTGGCTTGAGTTGTAAATCAAAACCGTATCAAAAGCAGTAGTCAAAGTCACTGTGGAGTAAACCAAGTTAGCTGAAGGCGTCCAATACCCAACCCCAGCAGTAGCGGAACTGTTGGTTGAAGTTGGAGCATTCGCATTTGTAACTGCAATACCACCAGCCGTATAGCCTGTTCCAGTCACTTCATTTGTTGAAGAATATGCAGTGGTTGCTGCATTAACTGTAGCAGTTGTAACGTATAGCGCTGCTTTGAATGTATCCGCAGCAGATGTGCCGCGAGTAGGCGCAGTACCAAAGTTATGGGTTGCAGTCAGTAACTGTCCCAAGAAAGATGTACACATTGATTGAGTATTACTCATTTTTGACTCCTTATGCCATTGATGCGGCGATTAAATCCATAAAGGGTGATTTTTTCAAGGTTACATGAGCAGAGCGGTGTACCAATTCATCATCTAAATAGTACTCAACCCAAGTCGTGTATTCGTTTTCGTTGTCAATAGAACCTTTTTTCTTCACCAGAAGAGAGTCGTCCATTTCACCTTTGGTTGTATTAACAAGCATTATGCGATCCTCAAAATTGCGTTTGTGTTGGTTGCTGCGGGGAACTGCACTGTAAATGAACTGGTACAAGTTTTATCTGAACCAAAATCAAGAATAGCCACCGAAGCATTGTTCTGACTTGCATTGTAAATCAGAGCACCGCGACATGTAAATGAGGCTGGACTCCAAACCGAATTAGCAAACGACCAATATGCCACAGTTCCGCCCGTGGCTCCGGATGTTGGAGTTGCGATGATTGTCAGGGCTTGGCCACCTTGCGTATATCCGGTACCAGTTACTTCTCCAACCAAAGCGGTTGAATACTGCGTAGTAGCTGCGTTTAATGTGGCCGCAGAAGTAAACAACGCAATATAAAAAGTATTGGGGTTTGTTGGCCCAAAGTTGTGCAGCCCTTGAGCAAGCTGCACTTTGAAACTTGTGGTTGCTGTTTGGACTAAACTCATTTAACCGCCTGACTGTACTGGCCTGTTCTGTACGCATCGGTGCGTTCCATACCATCGCCAAGACGTTTAGCAAGAGCCAGAGCTTCCATGTACCGATCAGTGTAAAGCTTGACCATGTCAGCTTCACCCTTCATGAAAGTATAGGCTTCAACCAAAGAACCGTACAACAGCACGGTATCAAAATTCTGCCCCAACCAAGATGTACCATTTGATGTGGTCGTAATGGATTGGGGATAGTAGTAATAATGCAACTCAGACATATAGTTGGTGTCTGGTGTTGGGCCCATCATAACTGTCAAATTGTTGGTGATAGAACCGCCAGTTACCGTCGGTCCAAACAAAGCGTAGTATTGGGGTAAACCATAGGAAACAGGATTACCATACGTCTCACGTAAAAAGTTAACATCTTTGTTAATCAAGTACAAATAGCTGCCTTGAAATGTAACCGTACCAGAAACAGTACCCGTTAAAGCCAGATTTAAAGTGATGATTAGGCCGTTGACGTTTGTAACTGTAGCGCCAGTTGGAATGCCTGTGCCAGATACGATCTGTCCCACCGCTACGTTGGTGTTTGACCCAATCGTAATCGTGTATGTGCCGGACGTGCCAGTAGCCGTTGTGCTAGTGGTTTGATAAATGGCCAGTGAGTAAACCGCCAAAAAGTCAGAAGGCAGCGATAAATACTGGTTGTACTGCGTAAGGGGGCCCGTTACATTCTTGCGAAGTGACGGGAATTGGATTGTGTTGTAAATCCGTTGCTCAGCCTGCTCAACAAACGTGGGAATATACGCTATGAACGTGGATTCATAGTTCTGTGTATAGTCCTGAATTGCCTGAGAAAGCTGAGTGTAATTCACGCCATTGGTCCTCTTGCCATCAAACCTTTGGTAGCTGCGCCAGTACCACGAATCTTCACGCCTTCAGTTTCAACGCGGTCGTCCATCGTAATGGACACACCCATCAAAGGAACCCAGTTCTTTTTCTTTTGGAACTCAGGTTCAGTGAATGCGGCTTCGGGGCCAACAGGCTTGCCGTCCATTGTGTGTGGCTTTGCATACTCAGATGCAGGCCGATTGTTTTTA